TACCGGATCGACCGTGGTGATAGCCGCTAGGGCTGTGATTTTCGTGTCTGCCATAGATCAGTTCGCTTGGATTATGAGTTTGCCGTCGTCCTCTCGCCGAAGGAATATAATGTTGTCCTCCAGCATCAAGGAATCAAATGTGCCGTATGTAATGACGATCTTGTAGGTTGGGTCCCCCTCGTCGTACTCAAGGAGCGTAAAACCATCATCCTCACGCAACAGGTCGCGCCGGATGATCGGAAGGTCAGCGCCTCCGCCAGCCCCACCAAGGGTTAGCTCGACGCCTAGACCTAGTCCGAGTCCGAGTCTCATTGCATCAGACCCACTTGCGGTTGTATGCGATGATCGCGCCGCTCGACAGGGCGAGCGACGTGAACACGCCGGAGATGGAGTCGCCAGCCTGGATGGTCACACCAGACCCAAGGCCGGTGATGTTGCTGGTGCAGCCGCTTAGGATGCTCGTGGCGACCGCATGGATTTCCATGAAGTTGCCGGTCACAGTGCCCGCGGAGGCGTCGATGTACCGGCCACCGTGTTCGCCGGCCAGTTGGCGGTTGCTTCCAACATTCATAGGTTGAACTTCTGCGTGCTTCGTTTTGTGCCACCACTCCATCCGACCTGCAAGCGTGTAGCCCCGCAGCGCACTCGCACCTCGGGATTGTCACGCTCGACCTCCTTGAGAAACTGGGAATCCCGCCAGCAACCGTAGCCGAGCCGCTGGCCCCAAGCATGGTACAGCGTCGGATCGATCCGCATCCGCAGGCGCCCGATGCCGTCCACAGACCGCAGATCAGCCTGGGAGTCCTTGGCAATGCGCTTCTGGTCGATGCCGGCCTGCACCCAGTCCTTCTGGATGCCAGATTGGAACTCATGGATGACGGCACGGCGCAGGTCGCCGGGCAGGTCGTCGAGAGCGTTTGCGATGACGCTGGATGCGGAATTGTGGGCCATGCGAAAAGGAAAGAGGGGGAGACCCTTGGATGGGCCTCCCCCGTTGAAACAAAGACTAGCTTGCGCCGTTGAACATCCCAAAGCCATTCGGGTTCTTCACCACGAGACCGGCAATGGCCTCGATGAGGCGGGCCGGGCCGCCGCCGGCGTCAGGCAGGGTCTTGACCTGCGGGAGCTTTGCGTAGCGCACCTCGACCATGTCCATGGGGATGACGTAGCCCTTGAAGGCCTGAGCGGTCAAAGCACTCCCGGTGACGCCACCGATGAAGGTCGACGGATGCAGGATCAAGCGGCCGAAGTCGCCCTCAAAGACGTCGATGGAGGACTTGAACGTGTCAGAAGACAGGTCCTGGTTGAACGTGCGAACGCTGGTCGCAGCGATCGCGCTGCTGTTGGCAATCGTGGTCGTGCCGGAGGCCGTGAGGTTGGTGAACGCACGCTTGAGCGTGGTGCCCAAGATGCAATCGTAGTCGCGGAAAACACCCGTCGCACCATAGATAGCGGTCAGGACGTTCTGGGCGGTGGCCTCGACGAACGATGCACTAGCTGTGGTGTCAACCGCGCCGGAGGCCGGCAAGAACGGCGAACCAGAGGCGCAAGCGCCGATGTTCGCGGCATTGGTGTTGTTCAGCCAGTTGCCGAGCGAGCCGGTCAGGTAGGGGTTGGCAGTGCTGACCTCGGTCTGCGCAGCCTGGTTGGTGCACATGAAGGTCGCCTCCATGGAGCGTTTCAGTTCCACGAGACGTTTAGCAATGCCGTTTGCGAGCTCGTCGGTCACGCCAGCGACATTCTGCGTCTCGGCAATGAAACCGATGCGCAGATCGTTGCGGAAGACCTGGCCGTAGTTGTTGAGGCGCGTGCGGTTCTGCACTGGGTTACCGGCGCTGGCCACAGTCACGTCGGCGCCGTCAACCACGCCGCCCATGGTCGGGGCAGCGTAATTGTCGACCTGCCAACTGAACTGCATATTCCCGATGTCCTTGCCCTTTGGGGCCATGGACACGAACGGGGTCGACTTGGCGTCGACGATGGCGATGTAGTCCGCCAGATCCTCGCGGATCGCGGACGTCGAAGCGAGCGGCGTTGTGCCGGCTTGGTTTTCTTGAAGCAGTGGCATGAACTAGAACATCCTTTTGAGTACTTGTGCGAGCTCGGTGGTCGTTCCGGTCTTCGTAAACTTCGACTTGGCCGCATCCAGGCCGACCTTGGCCGCATCCTTCTTTGCAGGGATTGCGGTCGGGCGTCCTGGCTGACTGGGTGCCTTGGCCGGCGGGCGCATTGCCGATGCCTTCCCCTTGGCGGACTCCTTCTCCAAGCGCAGCTTGCGCCCGGCAAGGAAGTCACCGACCAGCACCTGGTACTCCGGCAGCGTGGCAATCTGCGGCAGTTGCCGCAGGACAGCCTGCGCTTCGGCATACTCGGCGGCGGAACGGTCTTTCCACCAGGGATACAGGTTCTCGGCGATCGGCTTGATCTGCTGGTAGGACTGCAGGTAGCGGGCGCGATTCGGTATGTGCAGGTCGATGGCGTCTTCAACACGCCGCTTGATCTGCTTCACGTCCTCCGCGCTGTACTCCTTGCCTTCCACCTCGCAGCCGTCCGCATTGTCCTCGCACCACCGTTTCAGATTCCGGGCCTTGGTCCACTCGTCGTTGAGCTTCCCAACCTCCCAGACATCCGCGAACGGATCGGCAGCGGACTGCACGGGCGCAGGCCTCTCGACCTGACTCTGCTCCAGCTTGGCCTTGGCGTCGTTCAGCTCCCGCTCCAGCGATTCGGCCTTCTCCAGCGCCTCTTTTTTCTGGCGCGTGAGCTTGTCGATACGCTTGCGGAACCCAAGCGACTCCTCGTCGTCGTCTTGATTCTCGGAAAGAACCTCCTGCTCAGGCGACTCGGCCTGAGCGTCCGTTTTTTCTGCGGTCGGCTCCGCATCCTCGGCCTGATCGTCCACAGTAGTGGCTTCCGGCTCCGGCGCTGGTTGTTCGACTGCTGCTGTCGCCTTCTCCTCATCCCCGCTGAATCGTGTCTTCAGCAGCTTTGCCAACGCCGACTCGTCGAACTGCATCGGGTTGATCGGGGGCTGTGCCGTGTTTTGGGCAGGTGTCGCTTCCTGCGTCGTTTGGATGTCCATGCTTTTAGACCCTGCAAGCCGGGTATTCTGCGCCATGGTTGTTTAGGCCAACCAAGAAGCCGCTGTACGAGTGAGAGCCTAGAATTGACCGGAAGTCAACTCCTTCCCACCTCTTAGCGCAGCGAACTGTGCGCTGAGATCCTTGATAGCGGCTGCCCGCCCTGCGTTGTAGGCACGGTCCTCCGCGGAAAGCGACGGGGTAATGGCATGGTACACCTCGTCCCGGAGTGCGTCGTCAATGACCTGGGCCACAGCCTTCAGCACCGGGTGCTCCTCGGAGACTGAAAGGGCCTCAGACAGTTGTTCATCAGTTAGTTTCATTGGACGCCAAGGCGGCCGGTGACCGCATTCTGCTGCTGCTGGACGCTAAACTGCAGGTTCTCGATGTACTTTTGCAGGTTGGCCTGGAACAGCGGGTCCTGCTGCAGTTGGGCCTGATACTTCGGGTTGGCTTGGAGGACCTGCTGGCTGAATTGCAGCCGAATCGCTGCGGTGGGGTCATTCTCGCGCAACTGGGGAGGATTGCCGAGAGACATCAGCGCGATCTCGTCGTTTGTCTCGCCGAACATCTTCTGCGCGGCCGGACCCTGCTGCATCACAAGCTCGGTGGCCAGGTTGGGGTCGATGGCCCGGAGGGCGACACTGATGAGCTTGGCTCGGTCGATGACGCCGGCGGTGTCGAGGGGGAGGACCAACGAGGAGATGGCCCTGAGCTTCTCGGTCACAAGGTCGGTCGACAGCTCGCGGATGTCGAACTTCAACATCACATCGAAGTCTTGGATGTCGGGCGGAAGCGGCGTCGTCGAGGCCGTGATGCGCTGCACCTCGGCGGGACCTATGTACTGCAGCGTCAGCGACAGCACCTGGCGGAAGGCCTCGGTCCAACCGTGCAGCCAGTTGTTGATCAGGCGCTGCTGACGCATCTGAGTGATCACAGGCGGCACCTTCTCGGTCGGGCGCCCAAAGTAACGGTCGGTCTGCGCCTCAATGGCTGCGATGAGCTGGAAGGCAACGCCGGGCTCGCGGGCCGGGGGTTGCAGG